GGAATCTATTTTTCCATTTTTCGTTTTGAAAAAAATATGATGCAATTGCTCGTAAATCGTTTTATTTTGCATGTTTAGGTCTGTTCCTTGTCATTATCCTATAAATTATCTAAAATGCAATACAATCTAATCTGTGAGCTTACAGGGGTATTATATAGCAAGGGGCATCTAATCAACAACCAAACAAAAAAACCACCCTTGATTGAGTGGCGTGTAAATGAAGAGTAATGACCTCACTTTCTATTTAAATAAATTTTGTTCGTTAATGCTTTCAAGTGCTTTTTTAATTTGTTCAGGTTTACCAGTTATAACTAATTTTATTTTATCTTTATTTTCTGCGTGTTTCTTACCTGATTCGAATAAGAACCAACTGTACAAGATGATTGACACAACAAGGTAAACCATTTACACCTCTTTCATTTCTTCAAGTGTTTCTTCAATTGTTTTATGCAAATCGTAGTAAAACACTCCTGTATAATGCTCATCAGCTTGTTTGGTCCAAGTTTTATAATTTGTTTCGTCCATGATTTCATTGACCATTTCAGAGTGTTCATTCAAGTTGGTAATTAGAATTGCAAGAGCTTTTCTTGAGGCTTTATGGAATCTTGACGTAAACTCGTACGCTTTAGCAATCTCTTGAAGCATACTGAACAAGTCCATATATTGAGCTTTAGCGTAAGCAGGAACTTGACTTTCATCTGTTGGAAAATGTTCATCTACTTTTTCATCGTGTAATTTCAAAGTGTTGTTAAGTAGTTCAATTTGATTTTTTAATTTCATTTTTTTGTTCCTCTTTCTTTCTTACGCTTGCATTCCAGTTAATTTGTTTAAGTATTTTGTTTTGCGATCGATGTGGTACTCTAAATTGTTTCCCCAACGCGTTTGCAACGAAAGTTTTAAACATTCAATAATATAGCTTTTAAGTGTTCCATTTGTGTTAATATCATCTAATGTATAGAAGTATTTTCCTTGTGTTCCCTCACTTGCGTTATATTCATTAAGTTCAAAGATTTCATTTTCAGCAAATGCTTCGAGTTCTTCTTTTTTTAAGTTATTAAAGCCACTTGAGAATCGGATAAAATTCAATGTATTTTCATTAATCATAGTAGTTACCTCTTAATTTTATAATATTTGTGTTGTCTGTGATTGTATTGGCATAAATATAATGCTCATCGCTCAAGAGTTGTACAGCCCTGTATAAGCTGTTTTCTGTTTCTTCGGTACAAATTACCATAAGTTTTATTTCAAGCGTTCTGAATGACTGATAAATGGCTGAATTGTTGCTTACTTGACTAACAATAGGGTGTATTTCTGCAAACATCACTCCCATTGGTTCTCTTTCATAGTCCAAACTAACGGTAAAGCCTAACTCTTGTAAAAACTCTTTGATGTCTAGCTTTTTATTTTGTAAGTTAATCATTTATTCCCCTTTGTAAGTATCTAGTAACCATTTAACACGATTAGAGAACCAGTCTTTTCGCCCTTTACTGCTGAAGTATTCAAGATTTTGGACATTTTGATTTTTGATAAAGTTGAATAACTCTTCTTCATCAAAAGAAATTGTACCGCTATAAAAGATAAAATCAAGACTTTCAACAATTTTGTCAGCTAGATTTGCTTTTTCAGCGAACTTTTCAGCCTTACGAACCTTAGAGCTATTGGCTTCGGTACTACGAACCAAACGCAAGAAATAAGACTGTTCAGCTAGCATGTTTAACTTTCCTAGCGTGTTAATAATAATCATGTCAGCAACTTCACGGTTAATTACTTCGTCTTTTTCAAAGTTTAGACCGTATTTTTTGTTTGCGTTACGTTGGTAATTGTTGATGTGTTGTTTTACCTCTAGCATGTCATGGATAAGTTCCAAAGTGATAATTGGTGCATTTTTTAAAAAAGTGAGTTTTTCTTTACTGATTTTCATAATTTGTATGTATTCCTTTCGATTAATTCCATTAAGTTAGTAAAATCAACGGCAAACAGAGGGGGAACAAGTTCTCTCACAAGTTCCTTTGCTTCCTCTACTCGTCCTTGTAGACTTAATTTGTCTACTTCATCTAGTATCATTTCGTAGTCATATCTCATGGCTGAACTCCTTTAGAATGGCCATTGGTCATCAGGGATATCAGCAGGAGAGCCACCACCGAACAAGTCAACTGTGTTATTTTGTGGTTCATTATTGTCACGGTTTAAATTAAACTCTGGTGTTACTTTAGCATAAGAAGCATTATAATAAGTTTTGTCCCCTTTTGTTTCGGCTTTAATCTGGTCGATGTACACAGTTACGATGTCGCCATAATTTACGCTATCAGGTAACCAAATACCTCCGATATAATGCTCAAATGGATATGCTTTAAATGATAGGACTTTCTTAGTTCCGTTTGATGTTTCAACTTGTTTTGTGTTAATTTCATTTACTTTCAAAGTTTCAATAATTTTCATTTTTTTTGTTTCCTTCTCTTCATTTGATAGTTTAATTATAACGTGTTTATTTTCTTTTGTCAAGTATTAAGCATTCATATTTACTTTTCCTTGTTTGCAAAGTTCGTTTGCACGGTCGCTTGACATCTCTTTGTTTGCTACCATTTTTTTCAAGTCACTCAAATTGTATTGATAACTTGCTTTAGGTACTGCTTTAGGACGTTGTACATTGTTTTGACCTTTATTTGTACTATCTGCGTCTTTGGTATCATCTAATTTCAACGCTTGACCGTAAGCGTATTTACTTGCGTATGATTGACTAGCACCAGTCGCTTGAGCTTTATCCATTCCTTTCTTGTTGATGTCAATAACTGCCCAACCGTCGCCACTTGCAATGTCATTAGGGTTATCAGGGTCAAAGATGTCAACATGGACATGTAACATCAGCTCGTTGTTCATTTCTAGCATTTCAGTCGTTGCTTTTTCCATTAGTCCATACTGTAATAACAAAGGCTTCAACGCTGTTTGAATATCCTCGTTATTTCTGAAATTGTACTTTCCAAAGCTGTTATACTGGCTTTTAGGTACTTCAATTTCATTGATTAATTTTAGAACTTTGCTTTCCATTATAGGCTTACTCCTTTGTTAACGTGTTTTTTATACATTTTCCACAACCATTTGAAGAAACCGCGGATATATCTTCCAAGTTCTTCGGCTACATTTTCAACGGCTTTGAATACAAGCCAAATAAATATAATTGTTAAAAGTAAAGTCAACATTTTTTATTCCTCCTTAACTGTATAACTAATTATACCGTGTTTGCTTTCTTTTGTCAATTACTAAGCTATTAAAGTTCTGTTTCACTTGTTTTACATTTTTGACAATCACAATGATGTGAAGCCGTTTCATTAATTAAAGTGATGTCGTCCTCATTGTCTAGTAATACAGTATCAACGCTTAGAAATTCACTTGGAAATTCAATAAATACGTCCCCTGTTTTATCTTCTACTCGTTCAAGTTTTTCGATTAGTTGTTTTACTGTTAAAGCCATTATTTAATACCTCCAATGTATTCATGTATTTGTTTTAACTGTTCTTTGCTATCTTTTTGCGTGTATTTTCCTTTCCTGCCTGTCTTTGTTTTCTTTTCAGGAGGTGGAAAACCTTTTGCATTGAAATACTGTCTAGCGTACTCAAAGAACGTTAGTGCATTAGTATAATTATGTTCGCCTAGCATTTTATGATATTCTAAGCTAGTTTCACGCCATTTATTGAAGTCGTTCCAGTTCAGAATCAAAATAATCTACCTCTTTAATAAACCAACCATTCAAAGGCTTATCTTTATTCAGCCATAATTTTAAATAACTTTCAGTAACACCGAAGTGTTTCGCCATATCCTCAAAAGTTTTAAACCATAAGAATTTATTACGATTTAAAGCACAATATTTATACACGTTTCGCTTCCTCTCTTCTTCTGATTTCTTCTAGTTCTGCTTTTCTTCCTTTGAACTCTTCAAAGATTGATTTTTGAAGTGCTACCCAGTCCTCTGCCTCAGAGCGTTCAAAACCCATTTTGACAGACATGTTAATATAATCGTTATATTTGCCCATGTCTTTTTCATAAGGTTCATTAGGCTTTTCCCCTGCCCTTATAGCGTACTTTAAAGCGTTAGTTAATGCAAAACCTTGACCAGTTGTGAAGTTATACTGCCAAAATTTTAAGTCCCATTCAGAACCCCAAATTAGAAACTCTTCTAACTGAATACCGTATTTATTTGCGTAATAATCTTGTGCCATTTTATTTAACCTCAAAAATCTTTCTATTTTCTTCATCAAATACAATTACCATTGCAATTCTTGGGTATGTTTCCATATCCTCTTTTATACATTCTACTGCACTTCGTAAATTTTTCATTTCATAAAGCCAATCTCTTGAACCGTCATCTAATATGTATTTTACTTTAATCATTTTTTGTTCCCTCTCTTAACTTGATGACTTAATTATATCGAACTTTTTTAACTATGTCAATTACAATTATATTTCATTTCAATATAATCTTTGTAACATTCTTCTGAACAGAACAATTTTTTAGCGTTGCATTGAGAACCACACATTTTACACTCCCCACCCTCTGCAATAAAGTGGACGTTTTGAACTCCCCACTCGTCACACCAAAATTCTAATGTGTTGTTTGCCTGTTGTTCTTCCATGCCTAGGTTGTCAACCATATATTTAAAGCATAAAGATAACTTAGATTCAAACTTGCTTAAATGTTCTTGCATGAAGTCATATACTTCTGTTACATCAGCTTTTGACTTTTTGAACTCTTCTAACTGTTCTAGGTCTGTCAATCGTGGTGGATATTCTCTTTTAGTTCCGTCGTCATAATAATAAAACACTTTTTCAATTGCCATTATTTGATACCTCTCTCTTTGATTTTGTTTGCTACTACTTTGTAGTACATTCTTGTTTCATTGATAAACATGTCACTAACTTTACTTTCTTTTTGACGTTTCCCTTTTTGTTCTAGGCTGTCTAATAACTTGACAAGACCTTTTGCACTAAAGTTTTCAATGAAGCGTGTCACTTCTTCTTTTTTGTCTGCTTTAACACCTGTTAAACGCTCATAGAGAACGATTAAGACATTTAGCATAGAAATATCTTCCATTTGTTTATAATAGCTATAAGTGCTATTTAAAAGCCCTAGAAGCATATCATTTTCAATATCTGTTACTGGTTCTTTTTGTTGAAGTCTTACTGCTATTTTATTAAGTGTTTCAAGTGCTACTTTCATTTTTTTGTTTCCCTCTCTTAACTTGATGACTTAATTATACAAAAGAAAAACCGCAATGTCAAAGACAAAGCGATTAATCGTTGATTTCTTTTAGTTTTCCGTTTTGTTTCAATACTGTTAAAAGACTTTCTGCGTCATTTTTTGTTTCCTCGTATTCTTCCCCCTCTTTCTGTTCCTCGTCTAGTATCTCTTTAGGTTTGCTGCCTGTTGGGTCTATAATTTGAAACTGTTCCCCTACATAACCTAGACACACTTCTTTGTCATAAGCATAGTTACGAGCTTCAACAGTTAAAATTGAATACTTGCTACTTTTTCCCATTTTAGGGCTTAGGCATAAACAGAACTCAAACCATGCACCGATTGCTGAACTCCCTAAGGCATGCGTGCTTCTGACTCTAAAACTCTTTTCCTCTAAAGATTGATTATTTGTATCTTTTCGAGCATGTGCAATCAATAAAAATGTTACATCATTCATGAGCAACTTCAATCGTGTTATGTTGTTCAGAACGTCATTCATACTTGACATGTCATTTAGAGTGTTTCTGTCTGTCAGCATGTCTTTTAAGTTGTCCAAGATGACGAACTTGATGTTATTCTCTTTGATGAACTTATAAAGTCCATTCATGTGGTCCAAGTTGTCTAGCTTAAAAATTCCCCCAGTAATGAAATGCAAATTATCAGGAACATCGCTATAAGCCTTTAACCGTTGATGTAGTACGAAATCAGTATCTTCATTGTCAATTATAAGCACGTTCGCTTGTTTAGTTTTAAAATAGCCAAAGGGGACACCTTTAGCTACGCTTAAAGCCATTTGCAACGTGGTAGAACTTTTAAAAGACTTCTGTGGTGCAATTGTCAGACCTGCCTGTCCTCGTGGTACTAAGTGTTCTATCAGCCACTCGTTTCCACCTTTGAAGTCCTCTTTTTCTTGTAGTTCTTTAGCAGTTATAACACGTTTAAACAAGTCCTGCATTTTAATCAACCCCTTTTACTTTATAGTCAATGAAAATGATATTTTTATCACGTAATGGTGTAAAATAAGTTTTAAATTCATAGTCAGGGTAAATATTTTTTAATCTAACTAGCCAATACTTAGCACGTTTGACTTGCCATTTAAAATTCTTTGCTTTTTTGATATCTTTGTTAATTGCTTTGATGTCGTCTTTTATTGTCATTTGAAAAACCTCCATAGTGTAATAATGAGAGCGATTATAAGTAAAAAGTCAACTATAAGAATAAACGATAAAATTATAGTGACAAAAGTTGTCAAAACCGTCAATCTTTGTATCCCCCTTTGATTAAATCAACTAAACCAAGAATAAAACAACCTAGGCAACATAAGAACCAAACACCAAAAAGAGAATGGACCACGCTTGCTACAATTCCAAACATAGCTGACATTAACCAATAAACGATGAACATATTTAAATACCTCTTTCTTTTTATCTATGCTTTTATTATATCCGAAATTATATTACAATTCAAGATATTAAATATTTCTTTTTAGTTACTTTGATAAAGGGTATAACTACCCACGCAAACGCAGTTTTTATCCCCCCCTCTTGAACTAATCAATCTGTCAGCGCTAGTAACTCAATTAGTCCTCACATCAATTAGGCTATGATGAAAACCCAAGCGGTAACTTCTTATTTAACTTTGCCTATGTTGGGGGAACGTTTAGAACTTGCTTCCATTGACATCACACAGGGCTACCGCTTTGCCTAATTCATTACTCACGCCTTATTCAGTACGGTTTTCATATACTCACTTTCTAAGACATCAGACAAGCCTTAGACGTATTCAATTTTTATATATTTATTATAACACATGCTTTTTTAAAATCAAGCAAAAAAATCAGGGTCAAAAATAGAAGAATGGCTCAACCGTGGGAATAGTCAGAAATATATTATTTTTTGGTTACAAATTATTTAATCAAATTGTAAACTATCTAAATCTTTTGTTGGTACAATAAAAGTAAAACTAAAAAAACAGTATGCTATAATAATACCATAATCAATGAGGGAGGTAAAAGCATGGCAGAAAAAAACATCTATTTTGTTAATGATGAAGTAGAACTAAAACAAGTGTTAGAGTTTATTTCTAAAACTGACTACGGTGTCAACATTGACAAAAGTCAAGAAGATGTTTACGCAGTCGTGACTTCTTATAGCCTCCCTATTTAAGAGGGTAGAAATGAAGAAAATTTTAGCTATTGACTTTAGTACAGCTAGTAAGAAAGACGAGGGAACAGGGTACGCTTTTAAAAAAGGCGGTCAATTATATGTCGGTTCTATTAAAGCATATAACCCTAAGAAGAACGCTTGGGAACGTACCTTTGACATTGTAAACGCAATTAAAGATATTATTGATGAGTTTGATTTGAAAGATTATCATCTAGCCATTGAAACTCCTATCATGGGTAGAAACAGAAAGCACAGTATTACATTGGCTAATTGTAACGGTTATTTTATCGGTGCTATTGACGGTCTAGTAAATGGCTATACTTTCATAGATAACTCAAAATGGTGTAGCTATCATCTTATTTCAGGCAAACGAGAACAACGCAAAGAAGAAAGTCTTGAACTTTTAAAGGCTACTGGCTTAGTTGATTCTAATTGCAAAGATGACAACATGGCAGACGCTTACAACATCTTAACATATTGTGAATACTTGGGTTAATTGTTCCCTTATAAAAAAACAATAATCAAAAATGGAGGTGGTAAAAATCAAGATATCACAAAACGGTTTGAACTTGATTAAAGAGTTCGAGGGTTGCCGATTGACTGCTTATAAACCAGTACCGTGGGAACAAATGTACACAATCGGTTGGGGACATTATGGAGTAACAGCAGACACAACTTGGACACAATCGCAGGCAGATAGTCAGCTAGAAATTGACATCAATAATAAGTATGCACCTATGGTTGACGCTTATGTAAAAGGCAAAGCAAATCAAAATGAGTTTGACGCTTTGGTTTCATTGGCTTATAATTGCGGTAATGTTTTCGTTGCTGACGGTTGGGCAGAGTTCAGTCATGCCTATTGTGCTTCAATGATACCGAAGTATCGTAATGCAGGCGGTCAAGTGTTACAAGGTTTAGTACGACGCAGACAAGCAGAACTTGACTTATTTAATAAACTAGTTACTGGAACTTCAAACCAAAATAATCAAACAGGAGGAATGATAAAAATGTACCTTATTCAAGGACTAGACGGAAGCGGTAAAGTTAAACATTGGTATGTTTCGGACGGTGTAAGTGTTCGCCATATTCGTACAATGCGTATGTTGGAAAACTATCAAAACAAATGGGCTAAACTTAACTTGCCAGTTGATACAATGTTTATTGCAGAAATTGAAAAAGAGTTCGGACGCAAGATTGACATGGATTCAGGAGAAGTAAAATAGGAGGAGTGAATGAGCTTATTTAATCTATCACGCAGAGCTGAAGATGTGAGCTTTTCAACTTTCACGGTCCAAGACCCTACAACTGATTTGTTACTAGGTAAGTTATTGGGCTTAGTTTCTTATTTTGATAATGTTGATTATTCTGAAGCGTCAAAACTTGAGGACTTATTTTATTGGGCGTTACAAGGTCAAGAAGTCTATCGTGTTTGGTATGGTGGTTTCAAGTATTACGCTCAAAGAGTGAACGCAGACCAGTTTAACATTTTAGTTAGAGAACCCAATCGCAGACAGGTTACTATTAGAACAAGCGACTATGAAATGCTATTAAACCCTTTCTATGGTGCTAGTCCACAACGGTTTGGCGTAATGTTTGGAATGGCTAGTAATGGTATTGGTAGACGTCTTGATTCACAGGCTCAAATTAAAATCTATTGGAAAACCAAAGTTTCTAGTGGTTTAAAAGAAGTTTGGGACAGAATAAGAGAACGTCTGACACAACAACAACAACTTGCCAGAGAATTCAATGGTGTATCTGTTATTGGCTCTGATGATGATATCAAACAGATTCAACCAGATTACAGCGGGTCACTGCAAAATGACGCAAACCTTGCAATTGAAATTGCTTTGAGTGAGTACGGAATGCCAAGAGAATTGCTTTATGGACAAAGTAATGAAGTTACTATCATCGCTTTCGCAATTCAAAAAGTGTTACCGCTATTAAAACAACACGATAAGAACATTGTTTTCAATCAAGAAAATTTTGTAGCTTATATATCAACAACAGCAAAAGGAGGAACTATTGAAAGTAAAAGCAGTTCGAGGGATAGCGAACCCCTTGGGAACGATTGACTCACATGGTACTGTTATTGAGTCCATTGCCAACGCAGGCGACGGAGTAGATATCCTAAACCGTCATAGAGAAAAAATCGGTTCAGGGTTCGTACATCTTGAGGGGGACAATGTAATTCTAACAGGTTACGTTGACGAAGAACAATACACAGCCGAAAAAATCGAAGAAACAGGCTTATCAGTTGGCTTTAATGCTAACGGTATGAAAGCTCGTGAAATTGACGGAGTAGGCTACTATAAAGATGTTACAATTACGGAGGTGTCACTTACTCCGTTACCAAGTAATAAAGGTGCTAAAGTGACAAAAGTACGAGAAGAAGAAAAAGGAGAACAAGAACAAATGGGTGCAAACGAAACACAAGAAATCATGAAGCAAGCAATTGAAGCAGGTGTAAAAGTCCGAGAACTTGAAGCTAAAGTAGAAGAACTTAACAAAGAACGTGAAGAACTTAAAAAGGAACGTGAAGCGTCTATTCCTAGCGAAAAACCTCAAGACGCAGAGCGTAAATTTATGCGTGAACTTGGGGACAAAATGGCTGAAATGCCAGAACAAGGTTTCTTGCGTGAATTTGCTAATAGTGCAGATTTGAACGTTGTAAACTCTCTAGGGTCTATCACATCTAAATATGCACGTAAGTCAGGTATCTATGACGGTGCTATGAAAGCACGCTTCCAAGGTTTGACACTTGCAGAGGACGGTGTAGATGATACATTTATCTCTGGTACTTTCAAAGCAGGTACAGACAAAAACAAAGCTCAAACAGCCACAAAACGTTCACTACGTCCACAAATGGCAGAAGCATACCTACAAATGGATAAAGCAACTGTTCGAGGTGTAAATGATTCAGGTGCATTATCTGAATATGTAATGTCTGAAATGGTAAACCGTGTTATCCAAAAAGTGGAATACAACATGATTCTTGGTTCTGCTGACGGTTCTAACGGTTTCTATGGTTTGAAAACTGCCACAGACGGTTGGACAAAACAAATTGAATATACTGATTTGTTCGAGGGTATTACTGACGCAGTTGCTGAATGCTCAATTTCTGACGCAATCACAATTGTTATGAGTCCACAAACTTTTGCAGAGTTGCGTAAAGCTAAAGGAACAGACGGACACTCACGATTCAACGAACTTGCGACAAAGGCTCAAATTGCTCAATCGTTTGGGGCTGTTAATCTTGAAACACGTGTCTGGATGCCTAAAGACGAAGTAGCAGTTTACAATCACGATGAGTACGTTCTTATCGGAGATTTGAATGTAGAAAACCACAACGACTTTGACTTACGTTATAACGTTGAACAATGGCTTTCTGAAACTCTTGTGGGTGGTTCTATTCGTGGTAAAAACCGTTCAGCATACCTAAAAAAAAAGGGTAGTGGACTAGGAGTTTAAAGAGGTAAAAAATAAGAAGGGAGTAAATAATGGCTGAATTTAATATTACAGACCGTTATGCTCAACAAATCGAGAATGTGATAAATGGGGGGGACGTTGGCGATAAGTTCCCTCTCTTGTCACGTATCCCTAAAGTTGGGGCAGATTTGTTGCAGTCGGTCAATCTAACAGGTTTTCCTGAAGCTAAAGAACAAGGGCAAACTGATAGCGTGTTAAGCGTAAATGAAGAAACTTATAAAATTCTTACCCCTCGTGGTTTTGGTTTTGGTATTAATCTTTCTGATTCAGGTAATTTAACCGCTGACGGTGTACAAAGTGCATTGAATACGGTACTATATACTTTGTATCAAACAATCGAAAGCCATTTAATTTGGGGCGGAGTTCATAGCTCAATCGCTTCAAGTTCAATTGTTGGGGCTGTCAAACAGAAAGCAAGTGCTGATAAGTTTTCACAGTCAGGCGATGATGTTCTTCTTGTAAAAGAAAATGATTTCACACCAGTTGTTGATGGAGTAACTAAAATTGAAACTTTGAGTTTTAAGCACTACAATGACGGAGGGGATAACACTTTTGACAAGGTGCTTATTAACCCTTACAAGGGCATTCTAGCAGGGGACTTGGTACCAGAATTTAATGTGACTAAAGACGTTCGTCATAATGAAGTACAAGTATATGGTACTATTACCGTTTGCGGTGGTTTCCTCAAAGACGGTGCTATTAAAGTTTGGAAGTAGTAGGAGGATAAAAAAATAAATGGCATATACATCAAAAAATGAACTTACCCACGGTCTAGGGTATGGGGTAGTTTTCACAGACCCAACAGGGTCAAAAGCAGGAATTCCTATCGCAGGTTTGCGTGCTGTTGAAACAGAGACTAAGCAAGATAACAAAAACTTCTATGCAGGGTTTAACGCGCCTTATCGTACAATCGCAGGTGCTAAAAATACAGAAATCAAGGTTAAGTCTTATGACTTGCCTGACGCTTTTGCAACTCACGCTTTAGGGTTTGGTTTATGGTTTGATTTCTTGATTGACGACACAACAAATTACAAGCCTTATGGTTTCGCTTATGCTGAACGTTATCGTGATGATGATGGAACAGGATACAAAGCAACATTCTATCCAAGTGTTCAAGCTACAACACCTAGCGACACAGCCGAAGCGGACGAAGAAAGTCCAACAGGTAAAGAATACGAACACACGGCAACGGTCACAGCTGGAGATTTTAAACTACTGGACAAGAAACCCTTATTTATAAAATTCAAAGTATCTGATAAAGAGTTAGCAACTGGAACAAGTGGCAAAGCATTAGCTTTCAAAAAGTTGTTTAATGAACTTAAACCGCTCGTAGTTGAAGACATCAAAGCGTGATTTTTTTAAGAGTGGAGGGCTTGGAATTAATAGTTCCCACTCTTTTATTTTAATTTATAAGGAGATGCACAGATGAAGAAAGAAGATTTTAAATTTGACTTTAAAGCATTAGAACGTATGGAAGATAATGGCATTTACTTCGGAGATTTGAACGAACGTGATTATCACAGTTTAGCATTGTTCTTTTGGGCTTGTTCGCCACAGTATACACTAGATGAAATTCTAGGTGCTTTAATTGGTGGACTTTTACCTGTTACGGTTGCCGAACTTATGGAACAACTGGTAAATGAAACAAAAAAAGCGATAGCACTAACAGAGAAGAAATAAGGGACGACGCAAGAATTACAACACTTGCAATTGTTAGTGCTATGACTGCTTTTAGAGTTCCTTATGAAGTATATAGCCATAGACCTTTAGGGTGGACACTCAAATTAATTTCAGCGTTGACACCTAAAGAGAAGAAGAAAACAACCGCAGAAGAACTGAACAAGTCGGAACATGTGGAGGTAAAATTATGGCAACCACCAACAAAGTAACAGGACTGGAAAAGTTCACAGAGAAACAACTTAAGAAAGTCTGGTTAGAAATGGTTGACGCTTTTAATTCTAATCAGAATACAGTTAAACGCAGTTATAAAAGTTCGTTGGGTGGAGATTTCTCGCGTTACCCTGTTAAGTTTGATACTAAAAAAATCACTAAGCAAGTAACACGTTCTTACGGTTCACTAAAAAGCGGAAACATTGGTGTAGTCAATGGCTTCAAAGCTAAAGATGAAAGTTGGAGAATGCTCAATGTCTTATTACATGACCGTAGCTTGCACCAACGTTATGGACGAACGCTAGTTAAAGCCACTCACGAAATGGACGACAAAACTAAAAACATTAAGCGTAAATTAAGGAGTATAACAAATAATGGCTAAAGAAAAATACGTCATTCAGGCAGAACTGGACACTAAAGGCGTTTTAAGTAGTGCTAGGGAGGCTCAAAGAGAAATTAATAATATCGGTCGACTAGCTAAAGAAACGAACAAGAACGCTCAAATAACAGGTTCTGTGACTATGAAAGACAAAGGCATTAAAGAAACTCAAAGAGCTTTAAACCTTGCAAAACAGAACGTAGATAATTTAACAAAGGCACTTGCAAATGCTAAGATGTCAGGTGCAACACAAAAACAAGTACAGGCGTTAGAAAGCCAACTGGTTAAAGCGCAAACGCAGGCAACTAGATTAAGCACAGAACTAGCCAAAGTAGGTTCGCAAGGAATTAAAAGCGGAGGACTTTCAAGCGTAGTTGAAAACGTAAAAAGTGCAGGAGGTTCGCTACTTGGAACATTCTCAAAAGTTGGTAATGTTGTTAGTGGTATTTCAGCAGGCTTGTCACTTGTTACTGGTGGAATTTCAAAAGCTACTGACTTAGTTGGTGGTTTTGCTAATAACTTGATGACTACTTATGACCGTCAAATTCAAGCACAAAAGAGCTTGTCAGCTACATTGGCAGACGGTGCAGAGGGTTACAAAAAATTCAATTCATATATTGATTCAGGTAGTGAACTTTTAAAATCACAACGCAATGACCTAAACGAGCTAGGGTCTACCATTTCAGGTTATACTAGTCTAACAGGCGACCAAGCATTTAAAATTGTTAATTCAATTAATGCCGTGGGGGACAGCTTAGGGCTAACAATGGACACACAGAAACAATTTGCTTATGGTTTAGCTCAAGCGTTGGGTTCTGGTACGTTACACGCTCAAGATTTTAACCAAATTATGCAGTCAGCTTTGGGTGCACAGTTCCGTGATATGTTGATTCAAGCATATAACGAAATTAACCATACTAGCATAGGTATGGGAGAGTTCAAGCAAGCTATGGAAAATGGTGCAATCGGTACAGATGTAATGAACCGAGCTTTAGAATTGTTCCAACAGAAAGGGAATGAATTAGTTGCTTCAGGTCCTAGCACGTGGGGACAAATTAGAGAAATGATTTCTAACGGCTTCAATACATCGGCTTTGGACGGTTTCCGTAAAGGTCTAGGGGATACAGGCATTGACATGAGTAACTTAGGAAACAATGCTACAACAATGGCAAGCACTATCGGTAGTCAGTTAGGTCAAATGGCAGGTAAAGCAGTTGGTGCATTGACACAAATCATTGACAAGAACCATGACGGAAAAGTGTCACAAGATGAAATGAAAAACGCAGTTAATGACGCGAAACAAGCAGTTGACAACTTTTTCAATAAAATCAATTATACTTCTATCGGTAGTTTCTTAGGTAAAGTTGGTTCAGCTATTAGTTCATTAAAAGATTTATATAATTGGGCTAATAACGCTTATAGTGCCGTCCAAAGTGCTTTGAACCTTTCACGTAGCGTTGGTGGTAATACTGGTTTACTTGGTAAAGCATTAGGGTTCAGAAGGAACAGTACATGGGGAGATATCTTTAGTGATTTTCATTGGCTAACAAGTAATATTGACCCTCTTGGAATTAAAGAACCTACTTCACTAGGTCAAAAAATTCTAGGTTCAAGAAACGGACAACTGCCATTGGACTTACAATTCTTCGCAGGTGGTAGGGAAGCAATCAGCAAAGCCGTCAATGCGGTCCAACCTTATGCACGAGCAACAAAAGGAACAACAGCAACACCTAGCATTGGAACACAAGACAATTCACAGCAAGACATCAAAATCTACGTACAATCTAGTGCAGACGGTCGTAGAATTGCGAACGAAATCTATAATAAACTGGAAAGAAATGGGGTAAAACTAAACAAGCGTTGATTTATACTAAAAGTAAATTATACAATAATCCTAGATGGATAAAAAAGGCACGTGAAGAAAAGAACAGGATAGGACATTGTGAGAAGTGTTGGAGTACAGAACACTTAATATGTCATCACGTTATACCACTACAATGGCAAAACGACACATTAGAGGTCAACGACTTTGACAAAGAAGTGATAAACGTACCTACCGAAGTTCTTTGCCATAAATGCCACCAAGGAATGGAACGAAGCGGAGATTTGATTGACTATGCTAGAATTATAGCGGAGGGCTTAATGTAAGGAGATAAGAAAATGAGTTTAATTCAAGACTGGATAGGACAAGACAAAGATAACGGCGAAATGATTAAGCTACTAAAGAAAAAAGTGGATAAAATCGAGCATGAAATAGACTACGAAAAGGCAGAGAAAATCTTTAATTTCATTGAGGAATTTATGACTTTGCCTAACAATGAACGTTTTAAAATCATACCATATCACAAGGCTGTACTTACTTTGATGTATTGCACTCCTTACCAAATTGATGAATGTGTTGTTATTGTAGGACGTTCAAACGCTAAATCTATTCTTGATGTTATGATAGCCTTAATTGAACTCTTTTTGTTTCCTAAGCCTAATAGTGTCATCGCTTTAATGGCTACTAAAAAAGACCAAGCAGAAAAAATCTTGATGAAGCATTTTAGAGCTATGGGAAACTGTCAAGGTACTATCATTAATAAGTTTAAAAATCAATTCAAGCTGAATAAAGAGCAAATCATTGTAAAAGATAACTCAATTCTAAAAAGCAAAGGTACAGAGATTTCTATCTATGCTAGTAACGAGGACACGCTAGACGGTGGACGTGAACAACTTGTAATTATAGATGAGTTTGGTGCGTTTAAAAAGAACCCTCTTATCACTATTAGACAAGGGCTAAGAAAAAATAAGGGTACGCTTTTTATTTCAACCACGAACAACGTTATTCGTGGCGGTGCTTATGATGATGAGCTTGAAAGTTGGAAAGAATGGGTAAAAGATGATGATTTCAGCCATTGGGTTTTCTATTATGCTTTAGACGATTACGACGAAGTAAAAGACAGTTCTAAGTACATTAAGGCAAACCCCGCTTTAGGTTACACTTTAACACTTGAGGACATTCAAAAGGACTTTATAGGGGCAATCGGAAACCCTGTTAAAATGGCTAAAATTATCACTAAACGCTTTAACTTATCAATGACTGACAGCACCACGATCTTTACAAAACAAATTGTAGATAAGTGTCTAGTACCACCATTAGACTTTGAGGGTCGTTTAGTTGCTATTGGTTCAGATTTTTCAGTACGTGGCGATGTTTGGGGTACTGTGATAGGTTACAGAGAAAACGGACACTATTATTTCAAGGCTATCCCTATCATGCCAGAAAATGCAGACGACAAATTTAAGCACTTAGGGGAAACAATAACACATGAGGGCATAAATAACATGTCAGAAGAAGCATGGGACGCTTTTATGAGTGCTATGAATGGTAGTGTTCCTATTGCGTTGAATTATGACCCTAACTATGCCAAGAATTTCATTGATAAATTTGAGCAAACTTATGACATTGAATTTTATAACAAAGTAATGCAGAACAGTTTCAAGCTATCAAATACCCTAGAAGCCACACAGAAGCTAATGGAGGAGGGGAAAATACATTTTGATAGTAAATTACTAGCGGTGCATTTAATGAACGCAGAAACGAAAATAAACGATTTTGGGCTAATGCGTATTATTAAAAAGGGCTATACAGACAAGATTGATTTGGCAGACGCTTTAATTAACTTGATGTGGTGGTTCTTAGAAGGCGAAGAAAGTGAGGACTATTTCATTTAATGGCTATGACAGAAGAAGAAAACAAAAAAATGCTAGAAGCGTTAAAAAACCTAGCTTTTGGAGGAAAAGAAACAAAAACAGTTATCCAATATAAAAACAACGCAAACGGTCGGAAAACAGAAATAGGGCGAACAGTTACAGAAGTCAATAAACTGCCAGACCGTTCGGCATTGTTGAAATTAATGGAGATTGAGGGAGTTTATATTGACGCAAATGT